TGGCCAGCAGCGTGTCCGACTGTGGTGTCGGCGGATAGACCCAGACGGGAGGTAGCTGAGGGGCACCTTCCAGCGCTGGGATACCCAGCACTCCATCGGGGCTTGTTCCGGGTGTCCAGGTCAGACCGATGCCGTCGCCGATATCGGCGATGAATTTTTCGCCGTCTTTCTGCGCTTTGATGACCGGTACATTTTCCCAGTCCTTCTTGCCTCCGGTGTAAAAGCCGTAGGCGTTGACGGAGCCGTCCGGCAACGTTTTTACGTTGACACGGACACGCGTTCGGCCGGTTTCAAGCGTGGCGTATTGCTCGTCCTTATAGAAGGCATTGTCCGGAGCAATGCTGGTGTTGGGCATCAATAGCGCGACGGTGCCCACGGCAGCGCCTGCTGCCACGGCGCCTGCTGCCACGGCGCCTGCGCCGTCGAGTAGGCCTAGCGCGAGTGAGCCGCCCAGCCGTTGGGCAACGGCACTGCCAGTTGCGGAGCCGCCGACAAACTGAAGGGACGTGCCTTCGGCGGTAATCGCTGCGCCAGTGGCCAAAACGGCCCATAGCCCATAGTCGGCCAGCTTTTCGACGGGAACGAAGCCTGTCGGGTTGCTGTGGTTAATTTCACCGTCGGGCAGGTTGCAGCTTTTGGCGAAGACGCAGCCCTTGAGGTCGGGTTTCGCGTCTGGCGCTGGCGGGAGTTCTTTGTATTGCGCCCAGTGCTGGGCGTTTAGGTCGACGGGTTCGACGCCGCCGTTGCGGTAACCCTTGGGTGGGTTTGGGACGTAGCCGCTCAATCCTTGGTTCCTTGTTCTGGTCCTTTTGAACGGAGTGAAGGGTGACATTTGAGGGTACCGAAGGCAACTAATGGCGATGAGCCTTACATTCGTTGAAATATGGTTTGAGCGCAGATCAGGGCAAGGTATAGTTAGCAGTGAAGGCCATTAGCCATCAAATGGGTAGACTACCAAGGGAAGGAAGTTAGGATGAGTGGCGACAAAGCTAATGCACTGCCTGTAGTGGACGTTTTTAACCCGCCGTATAAAATTTGGTCTCAAAGAGAATTGAACGAGGATGAACTTCTTGCGCATTACCAAGAACACAAGCATTTCAAACTGGAGGTAAATGATAAGCTTGTTAAAAGTGTGGGATCTGCAATTTCCGCTGCGACTCATATGGCAGAGGTTATCGTAGATAGTGCATTGGAGAACTTTATCGATGATGTATTAAGGACCAGTCCCGTAATGAGCGCTGTACGCCGCGCCATGCCATTGCGCACTCCGAAGAATCTATCTCGATATCAAACTCATTACCCTGCTTACGATGCCACAGCAGTAGACGCCGAAATTCAAGAATATGGCGCAATTCTTGGATGTGGGCAAAGTTTATTTCACGGTGGCGGCTGGCCGGACGGCGTTGAAGAATTTACGACCAAGGCTCCCCTATCCACAAGCTTTTGCCCTCAGATTGCGATGAGAAACGCCGAGCACAAAGGCAAGGCATACGATCTCGGACGCATGGATTTGATTGTGTTAAAGGTCAAGTCAATGAGGGGCAAAGCGTACGTATATGGAGTGGAAGGCGATTTGAAGCATGAAAAGGAGGTCGTATTTGGAGCGGGGGCAACATTAAAGCTTATTAGTCGTACTTATATACGAGATGTGAAAGCATCAAAAGTTGTAAGGGGTATTTCATTCGTGCATGCGATGATTCCGTGCTACGTCATCGAGGCAGAGATCTCATAAATAAATCCAATTAAAACCATGGCGCGTCACAGTACGCGCTATTTTTTTGATTGAGATCTACAATTTTTGCAGATTAGTAATTCCGCAGCCCAGCTCTACTGTACGAAGCCGCAATCTCTACAATCTGAGCGAAAGTGCCCCGAAATCCGCTAAAGTCAATATTACTGTACGGGGGCGCTCCGCTTGAAACATAGTCTGCAAATTTGTTCTTCGGTAGAGCGACGTTCTTTTTTTCTCGCAAATTGATAACTTGGTCATCATATATCAATGATTGTTTGGTTGCCCTGCAGAAAATATCGCTTTCTAACTTGTGACAGCCTAATGAATCAAATTCGTCTTTCGAGTACAAACGCCTGCCGTAACTGTCCTCTATGTAAAGCTGGGCATCTTGAAATAGATGCTCAATACAAATTAGATCCTTCGGGTCTCTAAAATCAGGGCTGGGGATAATAAGGCTAAAAACGTTGTTGGTATGGTCTCTATAGTTTCCCGGAGAACCACCCATCTCATTTATTATCTGTCTTTCATCCCTATCAAAAATGCAAATTGTAAGATGTCTCTGGAGCGTTTCACTCAAGTTCTCGCAGAGAGCTTTGAGGCCTGAGCTCCCTGGTTTGCGTGAGTTTCGGAAAGATAAGTTGAGTCCGGTAAATTCGCCGCGACGTTGAAGGGCACGAAGAGCCGTGTGAAAATGCTTTGTATCGGTGACACCCTCGGTGTAAACGTGTATCTCGCCAGTAATAGTTCGCAAGACTTTCTGTTCGTCTATACGATATTCTTCATCCAGTGCTTGCAAACGTTTTGCGAGCGACAAAAATGTACTATCTGAATAACCTTTAACATGGCCTATATGGTTTATTTGTCCGCGCAATACTAATTTCATTTGAGGCGAGGTGCCGTCGAATCGATTGGTTTTGTGGATGTGGCGTTTCCAATAATCTTCAGCAGCAGGTAGTTCGTGTTTTTCCCAAGCATACAGCGCCGCACGAATTGACTTGATATAATCTTTAGGGACGTTGGACTTTCGATTAACAACGACACCTGTAACGAGCTGACGTTCAGATCGTTTACGCAAAATCGTTTTATCGATATTGATATCGAAGCCGGCGTTAGTGATGATATTTTTTAATGTGTCGCTGAGTTCTGCTGATCCATCTTCGCCACGAACTGCAATTGCCGCAGGGAACGTGCTTCCATTGTTCGAAATAAAAATGTCGTCAGCATAGCGGGTGTAATAGCATTTATTTATGGCCGCCAGTTCTTTTAATTTAAAATCTAGTCCTTTGCATAAGATATTGCTTATTACTGGGCTTGCGGGCGAGCCTTGAGGCAGTCGTCTACCTAAAGTACATATTCTTGCGGCAGTGTTTGCAGGCGATTCAGCAAAATTATATGGAGAGCGACGAAGCACGCCGGAAACTCGTGCAATACTAATTGAGTGGAAAAAATCTTTAAGATCTAAACGCAGCAACCATCTTTGCCCAATGTGGGTCGAAGCATGCTCGACAATACCTCGGCCCTCTACGTAGGCAAATACACAAGCTCGCGGCCTATAACTCTTACCCAAAAAATCTGCAATGGTCTTCTGTATATCTTTAAGGCCTTTATTAGGAGCCTCTATCAACCGCTCCCCTCCGGAGCGCTTTTTAATTTTGAACGCTTTGTATTTTTCAGTATCAGCTAAGTAGTACGCGTAATACGTCAATTTTGACGTTGAAATGCCTAATAGTCTAGCCAGCTCTTTATTATCAGCTATCTTATACTTTGGCGAGGGATCGAAAGGAAAAAACGCGTCCATTGCTGGTTAAAGCTCCTTCGGATTATTAAAGGGTAACTCAGGACCCCAACAACCGCGAGAACATCACGGCGGCGCGACGCGTTAGCGTCAAAGGTAAAAGCACTACAAGCTGAGACGTATGCATCTCAGGAATGCGGGTCCTGAGCCCCAGAGGTCATCATAGCGATGTGATAGTACGCTTTCAATGGGTAGATGATGGCCCCTGCGAAGAATCAGTGCTGCGTACAGTCGCTTCTCTTTTCTCTACTGTACTCTCGATGTTAAACGCAACCAGCTTTCTTTAAGTGAGTGAGTGCCAGCTCCAGTATTGTTTCGTTAGCTTCAGGTTGCAGGTTGCCTTCGGCATCCATCGGTAGGTAGGGTCGTGCCGGGATATCCCCCCATAAATGTGGGAAATTCACCTGCTTGCCTCCCAATTGCATCATCGCCGCATACGGCTTGTTACTCCCCACCATGGCCGAGCTGTCGGTTGCGTGAGTAACGATCGACGCCGCTAGCCCTCCCGCGCTGACCTGCAGCCTCTGCCCCGGCCAATGCCCCTGTTTTGCCCGCCTCTCGGTAGTGACGTCGGAGAGTTCGGGCCATTCGGGGCGGCCTTCATGTTCGAAATTTTCTTCGGTTTGGCTGGCGAGTTCGGCGGCGATGGCTTGCATCAGCGGGGTCAGGTCGCCGATGTCGTCTTCGATTTGGTTGAGGGTTTGTTGTAGGCGTTGGTTGTTTAGTTCGATTGTCAGCATGTGGGCCTGTGTTTTGGGAAGTGGGTTTGTCAGTGGGCTTTGGTTTGCCAAGATCAAAAGATCGCAGGCTTCGCCAGCTCCTACAGGGGACCGGTCCGGCGTGGACGTTGTGGTGTTTGGTGGTCCGCTATCGCGAGCACGCTCAGTACTGCTTAGTTTGGACGCCTGCCTAACCTGGGGCGTGGTTGAAGCCTGAGTCTGGGTGGAATGTAAATTCAAGGCCTTGGGCGTTGGTCAGGCGAATGCCGGTGACGGTGGCGGTTCGGGTTTCTCCGGTTTGTTTGTCGACTCCTGTTTCCAAGGTTTGGGTGAAGGTTTTGCCGTGGCTGGCCTGGATGGTGAGGCCTCGGCGTTGGACGGCGGCTGCGGTCAGGGCGATGACGCGGCAGCGGCAGTTGAAGCCGTTGGGTGGGTAGATCCTTTGCCAGACGGGGTCGTCGTGGCGGAAGACCTGCCCGTGCATCGCGCGGTGGCTGGGGCGGGTTTTGCTGTCGAGGATGGAGACGAGCATCCAGTACGGGTGGGTGGCAGTGGCAGCTTGCATGCTGGTTTTGCGGCCGGCCATGTAGGCGCTTTGCAGGTTGGTTTGGTAGATGGTTTTGAGGCGGCGCGGGCTGCCGAGTTGGACGGGTTGGGCAGTGCCGTCTGCTGCGACGATGATTTGTTTGCCCCACCAGCCTTGGGCTTGCAGGGTGGGTGTTAGGTGGGCGGTGAATTGTTTGAGGGTCTGGCCTTGTTGCAGGGCTGTTTCCAGGGCGGCGCGGATGTCGGAGAGCAGGTCCAGGCGCATGGCTTTGGCGACGGTGAAGGCTTGGTGGTGGGTCTGGTCGAGCATGTCTTGCCAATGCCAGGTGATGGCGTAGCCCTTGGCGTGCAGGTAGGCGATGGCGTTGGCGGGTTCGAGGCCGAAGATGGCTTGCAGGTGGCTGGGGTCGAGGGTGTGTTTGGCCATGTCAGTCTTCCCGGTCGGCGGTGGCGCTGAGGTGGCCCCAGGTGTTGGCGATGAAGATGAGCTGGGCCAGGTGTTGTTCCAACGCTTGGGTGTCCATGTGGGGGTTGGCCTCGGCTAGCCGTCCGAGCGCGTCGGCGTCGGTCGGGCTGTGCTCAAGCGCAGCGATCAACGGCGCAATGGCGTGTTGGCTGTGTTGGTGGAGGACGTTGGCTGGTAGACCATTGATGGCTTGGTCGAGGGCGTGCTGGTCGAGTGCGGAATGACTTTGGTACTCGCTGAATGCGGGCGAGCCGGTGACGGTCGGCGTTTTTCGCAGGTCGCCTTCTTGCAGGTTGTAGGTGCGTTGCCAGTAGGCGTTGGTGAATTGGACGCCGGATTCGGTGAGGGCTTTGTCGCGTTGGGCAAGGCTTTTGTCGATTTCTTCTTGTTGCCACAGCTGATAGTTCGGCGCGGCGACGTGGGGGCCGAAGTTGAGGTCGACGACGTGACGAATACAGGCGTTGAGTGCGGCGGCGGCGATGCCGGCGTCGCCGTCGCGGATGTCGTGGGTGACTTCGGCGCCAGCGGTGGCGCTGGCGCGGTTGCTGTCTTTTTCGGTGGTCTGGTTTTGGCCGAGCATGGCGACGTTGATTTCGCTGCGACAGTATTCGAGCAGTTGGCGGTAGACGTCGGCGCTGCCGGCTTTGCCGGCGGCTTCGATGATTTGCACGCTGGCATCATCCGGGATCGCAGCGACGGCGTCCTGGACCATGGCTTCGAGGCTGTCGAGTAGCAGGTCGGTTTCTTCATCGTTGGCGCCGCGCGGGTGTTTGCCGATGACCCAAGGGCTGCCGTATTTCTCGGTGAATTGAACCCAGAATTTCAGGCCGCCGCGCATGAAGGTCGCCGGCCAAAAGCACATGCTCAGGTCCGGGAAGCCGTAGGGGTTGGCGTAGGTGGCGTCTTGGCGGGCGACGATGAAGCGTTGCGGGTCGCAGGGTTCGCCATCGTTGCCTGCGTCTTTGGCACGAAAGCGCAGTGCGTTGTCTGGGTCGTAGAAAAACCATTCGGCCGGTTTGCCGAGCAGGTCTTGCGGCACCAGGTATTGGCCCACGGGCTGCCACAGCAGTTCGACCGGTTGGTAGCCATACAACGGCGCGTCGAGCAGTTCGCGCAGGATGCGATCGAGGTCGAGGTCGGCAAGCCAGTCGCAGACGAAGCGCTCGACTTTTGCTGGTGCGTCCGCGCGCTTCAGCCCGCGTTCCAGTGAAAGGACGGCGGCTTTGCGGCGGCGGATGTTGCCGCCGACCAGGGCGCTGCTACGCAGGTCACGGTAGATCTGAATGTCTTTGCCTTGGGCTTTGAGGATGGGGTCAGGGTTTGGCAGGTGGCGGCTGAAGCCGCCGGGTTCGATGCGCCCGCGGGTGGCGATGTGGCGGTTGAGCGCGGGACGGCGCTGGGTGTCGGTGAAGTTGACGAATTCGGTGGGGCTGACCCACATGCCTGGGCTGTTCATGCGTACCCTTGCGTGATGTGTTGGCCCTGACGTGGGCGGCGGGATTTGACGCTGACGGGGCCGGCGCTGACTTCAAGTGTGGCGAAGTGGGCCAAGGCACCGGCGCCGGCGAAGTCGCCGTGGCGGTAGAGGTCAGGGTCTTTGAGATCTTGTTGCCGGGCTTTGGCAATCATGGGGATGCCGTCGACGGTTTCGATGGCGCGGATGTCCTGGTGCAGCGAGTCGTCACGCGGCAGCGTGACGCTGGCGTCTTCGAAGAGTTGGACGAATTTGGGCATCCAGGCGCCGTACCAGGCGCGGCTGATTTTGACTTGGTGGATGCGGTTGTGACCGAAGACGTCGGCGGTGTCTTCGGCGAGGGTCTCGCCGTTGCCCGTGGCATCGAGTGCGGCGCCGATGAAACGCGGTAGGCCGCGCAGGATGTGAAAGAGAATCTGCTTTTGTTGGCGAGTGGGCACTTTGTGCAGTTCGACGACAAAGGGCACGTCGCGGTGCCGGCGCTGGTCGACGGACATCGGGCAGATGATGGAAAAATCGCGGTGCCGCGCGTAGTCCATGCCGAGGAAGTGGCGTAGTTCTGGCGCATGGGTCTGGCGCATGACGGGCACCAAGTGGCGTTCTATCCAGTCGGTGACGTAGGCCTCACGGCGATGCACGGGTTGTTGGCTGAAGGCGTCGTCGAGGGCCAAGCGCAGGACGCTGCGACCCGCGCGCATGGCTTCGTCGATCCACACCCCGGGGATGCACACGCCGTTGCCGTCGCGCGGAATGGCGTCGAGTTCTTCGCGCATTTGCGCTTTGCGCGGGCCGTAGGCGTGGCGGATTTTTTTGTACCAGGCCTCTTTGCCTTCGGCCGTGGGTTGCTCCCCCGCCATGTAGCAGACGCGCTCATAGAGGCCGTTGACGACGGCGTCGTCGAAGGTGGCGCGGTAGACCTTGGCGCTGTCGCCGTAGCGCTGGTCGCGGATGTCGCTGACCATTTGGTTGAAGGCGTTGGCTTTGCCGTTGTGGGTGCTGATGATGACGATGCGCCCGCCCCAGATGAGCAGCGCGGTGGCGGCGTCGAGCACGGCGGAGACGTTACGGTGGAAGGCGGCTTCATCAATGATGACTTTACCTTGCAGGCCACGCACGCCGGCGGGGTTGCTGGAGAGTGCGACGATTTTGAAGCCTGAGGCGTAGCGGATGCGGTAGGCGTTGATGTGCCGGGTGTGGCCGCTGTCGTCCTGATCTTCGAATAAAAATTCTTCGATGTGGCTGACGCCGGACGCTTGGGCCTGGGCCATGACACGGCTGAACTTGGCGCAGTAGCCGATGAATTCGAGGCCCTTTTCTTTGGTGTCGCCGATGTAGAAGCAGTCCATGCCGCCGGCGGTTTTTTGTGAGGCGGCGGTGATGACGCTGTCGAGGGCTTCGGCGAAGGTGATGCCGGTGCGCCGACCTTTTTCACACAGTTTGATTTGTGCGTCGATCGCCAGCCATTGGCTTTGGTGGGCCATGAGCAGGCCTTCGGCTTGCGGATGATAGTCGGCGGGGATCTGCCGAACGCTGGGCGGCAGTTCGTCCCATTCGATGACGCGCAGGGTGCTGGCGGCCGGTTTCATGCTTTGACGCCGAGGAAGGTTTGGCGCCAGTACTGGGCCTGGTCTTCGCTCATGCCTTGGGTTTTGACGGCATGGTCGAGGGCGGCGGCTTGTTCTTGCAGCAGGCGTTCGCGGGCGGCGGTTTCGAGGGTTTGGCGCTCTTTGACGCTGAGGGTGCGCGCTTCCATGGTGGCTTTGGCGGCGCGGGCCAAGGCGGAGATTTCGGCGATGGTGACGTCGTCTTTCTCATGGGCGCCGATGGCGGCTTGGTAGGTCAGAGTCGAGATGGCTTCGACGAGCAGAACGCCGGTTTTGTCGGTGGCGTCTTCGCCAAAGGCACCGACGAAGGCTTCGGCCATTTCGCGTTGTTGGCGGGCTTTGTCGGTGAGTTGGTCGAAGCCGACTTTGAAGCGCCCCAGGGCGCTGCGGCTGGGGGGCGTTTGGCTGGGGTAGCGAGCCTGGATGTCGGCGAGCATGGCGTCGAGGGTGAGGCGGTCTTCGCGCAGCAGTTTGTGCAGGTAGGCTTTGACGTCGGCCGGCAGGCGGTTGATGGTGGATTTGCCGGCCATGGTCAGGCCCCGGGCCGTTGGATGCCGGGCACGCGGGCGCGGCCGGCGGCGATGTCTTGGCCGCGTTCGGTGAGGGTGGCGACGAGGACGGGGCCAACTTCGCTGAGGCTGACGGCGTTTTGTTCGGCAAGCCATTGCAGTTCGGTTTTGGTCTGGTCGCGGCTGGTGCTGTGGCCGTAGTGGTCCAGGGCGGTGTTGAGGACGGAGCTGTTGGCGCGGTAGCCGGGCATGTCGGCGAGCAGGCGCAGGATGACGAGACGGATGTCGTGGCGCAGGTAGTCGGTGTAAGCAGTCATGGCTTTTCTCGCAGCAGGTAGTCGTTGATGCGGTCCAGGGCGCGGGCCAATGGGCTGAGGGCGTCTTTGACGCCGGTGAGTTCGGCGCGGATGGCTTTCATGTCACCGAGCAGGTCGGCGATGGCGCTTTGGTCTGGGAGGTGGCGTACGTGTTCTTCGAGGGCGACGATGCGGGTGCGCAGGTCATGCAGTTGTTGGGCACTGGCGGCTTGGCGTTTGGCGATCCAGGTGTAGAGGCTGAGGACGGTGAGGACCAGCCATTGGACGATTTGGCCGAGGGTGTTGAGGTCGTCGAGCGTCATGGGATGCCCCGGCGGGTTTCGGGGGTGTTGCTCGGGGTTTGGGGGTGCATGGGGTTGCCTCCGGTCGCGGCGCCCCGGGGTTTGCGGGGGGCCAGAAATACACACGCCGCTATGGTGGGCGGCGTGGGTTTGGAGGGCTTTTAAATGGGGTTAGGGAGACTCAGCGGCTGGGCAATTGCATTTGCACTCTGGTTCG